GCGTCTTTGGATCCAAGGTACTGGAACGCCCAGTACATGCAGCAGCCCACATCAGACACCAGCGCCATCATATCCAGAAAGCAATGGAGAATTTGGCCGATGGATGACCCCCCGCCATGTGAATATGTCATTCAGTCTTGGGATACGGCGTACGAGGTAAAGAACAATTCTGACTTCAGTGCATGCACTACATGGGGTGTTTTCTATAACGAGGAAGACGGAAACCAAGCGCAGATTATTTTGCTGGATGCTTTCAAAGATAGAATGGCATTTCCTGAACTCAAGGCCGTAGCGCTTAAACATTGGAAAGAATGGCAACCCGATGCGTTTATTGTGGAGAAGAAAGCCGCAGGAGCTCCGCTCATCCAAGAGTTAAAAGCAATGGGCATCCCCGTTCAAGAATTTTCCCCAAGCAGGGGCAACGACAAGATGGTGCGCTTGAGCGCCGTGTCGGATTTGTTTTCAAGCGGGATGGTGTGGGCTCCCGACACAAGATGGGCACGCGAGGTAATTGAAGAGGTTGCGGCTTTCCCAGTCGGCGAGAACGATGACTATGTGGATACTACCTCACAGGCGTTATTGAGATTTAGACAAGGCGGGTTTATTTCGTTAGACTCAGATGACAAGGGCGATCCCGTGTACTGGCGTCGCAGAACAGCAGCTTACTATTAAGGAACATCATGGCAACAAGTAGTTTTGATAAAGCGCTATATCAAGCGCCCGAAGGAATACACAATTCAATAGATGACGGCGAGGGTATGGACGTGCACCTTGAGCCCGATGTAGAGATTGAGATTGACATTCACCCCAAAGAACCCACGCAAGGTAAAGAGGACTTTGATGCAAACTTGGCCGAACACATGCGCTATAGTGCCTTGGAGACACTGGCTGGGGACTTGAACCACGACATTGAGAATGACAGAGGATCGCGCAAGGACTGGGAAAAAGCATACACCGAGGGCTTAAAACTGTTGGGTCTTCACATGGAGGAGCGCACAGAACCTTGGGATGGCGCTTGTGGTGTGTTTCACCCCATGATCACAGAAGCCGTTGTGCGCTTCCAAGCGGAGATGATCACCGAGACGTTCCCAGCCCAAGGGCCTGTGCTTACAAAAATCGTGGGTAAAGAAACACCTGAGAACCGCGAGATAGCAATAAACGTGCAAGATGATATGAACTACGAGTTGACGGAAGAGATGAAAGAGTTCCGTCCCGAGCATGAGCGCATGCTTTGGTCGTTGCCTGCCACGGGTTCAGCGTTCAAGAAGGTGTACTTTGATCCCAACTTGGGACGTCAAGTGTCGATGTTTGTGCCTGCTGAAGACATCATTTTGCCCTATGGCGCTACGGATATGGACACATGCTACCGTGTAACACACGTGATGCGTAAGACCAAGAATGAGATATTAAAGTTACAAATGGCGGGTTTCTACATGGACGTAGAGTTGCCCGACCCCCAGCGCCAGCGCGATGACATCAAGATGGCCAAGGACAGGGAGACCGGGTTCAGCGACTTGAACGATGACCGCTACACGCTATATGAGTGCCACGTAGACTTGGACTTGGATGGCTTCCAAGAAGTTGATGAGGATGGAGAAGAGACGGGGATCATGTACCCGTACGTTGTCACATTAATTAAAGATACCAACACTATTCTCTCGATCAGACGCAACTGGAAGGATGGCGATGTACTCAGACTTAAACGACAACACTTTGTCCACTACCAATATATCCCGGGGTTCGGCGCTTACGGGTTTGGCTTATTCCATCTCATCGGGGGTTTTGCGAAATCTGCCACCAGCATTATGCGCCAGCTCGTTGATGCAGGAACTCTATCCAATCTACCGGGCGGCCTCAAGTCACGGGGACTACGCATTAAAGGCGATGACACACCTATTGCTCCGGGCGAATTTAGAGACGTCGATGTTGCCTCTGGAAACATAAGAGACTCAATCCTACCGCTCCCATACAAGGAGCCAAGCAACGTATTATTCAATCTGTTGAATCAGATTGTGGACGAAGGGCGTCGTTTTGCTGCAACAGCGGACATGCAAGTGTCTGACATGAATGCACAGGCTCCAGTCGGAACAACTCTAGCGCTTCTTGAACGCCAATTGAAAGTACTAACGGCAGTTCAAGCCCGCGTACACTTTGCATTAAAGCAAGAGCTAAAGCTATTAAAGAACCTGATTCGGGACTACACCGAGCCAGACTATACCTACGATCCAGAGTTTGGTGGTCGCAAATCCAAACATTCAGACTACGATAAAGTAGACGTTATCCCTGTCTCAGATCCAAATGCCGCAACACTATCGCAACGCGTAGTACAGTACCAAGCCGTTATGCAAATGGCGCAGATGGCGCCTCAAATCTATGACTTGCCTCAGTTGCACAGATCTATGTTGGATGTATTGGGCATTAAACACGCAGACAAATTGGTTCCCCTGCCAGATGACCAAAAGCCTATAGACCCCGTATCTGAGAATCAAATGGTGCTTAAGGGTAAACCCCTAAAAGCATTCCAATACCAAGACCATCAGGCGCACATGGCTGTGCACAACTCCATGATCAATGACCCGATGATTATGATGATGATTGGACAAAACCCACAAGTTCAAGCCATCATGGCCGCGTTGCAGGCGCATATTGCGGAGCACGTTGGGTATATGTTCCGTCAACAAGTGGAAATGCAATTGGGCATGGCGCTACCGCCAGAAGACGAGAAGTTGCCACCCGAAGCCGAATATGCACTATCAAACCTCATGGCACAAGCGGCAACGCAAGTCATGCAACAAGGTCAAGCGGCCGCGGCACAACAGCAAGCCATGCAACAACAGCAAGACCCTGTTGTACAAATGCAACAGCAAGACTTGGCAATCCGTCAAGGCGAGTTGCAACTCAAACAAGAAAAACAAAAGATGGATGCGGCGCTTGCGGCGGCAAAACTCCAGCTTGATCAAGACAAGATTGGCGGGCAGTTAAACATAGATGCGATGAAAGTGGGAGTGCAGATTCAAAGTGATAAGCACAGAACGGCATCGCAAGAAAAATTGGCAGGTGTACAAACAGGGGTTGACATCGCCAAACACAGGCAAGAACTAGACTTGCAAAAACGTCAAGCAGCACTTCAGCACATTCAACAATTTAAACGGGATGAAACCCCGCCGAAAGCTAACAAATGATACAAGACTTCGCACGCGTATTGCGCGAAAAATTACGCGCTGACATGAACAACTACGCCGATGACATGGCGGGAGGGGGCTGTCGCACTTTTGATGAGTACCAAAAACTCTGTGGTGTTATTTCGGGTCTAGCCATCGCAGAGCGTTATATCCTTGACCTGCTAGAGAAAGTTGAAAACGATGAGTGATTTAATCCTACCTCCCGGCATTGAGCCGTTGTCTGCTCCCCCTGTGGAAGCAACACCGGAAGAAAAAGCCACGGTACTTCCTGAACCAACGGGGTTTCACATCCTCTGCGGTGTGCCTGATATCTCTGACAAGATTGATGGGACTGAGTTGGATTTGGTACGTCCTTCCCAATATGCGGCTCAAGAACAACACGCAACCACTGTGCTGTTCGTGCTAAAGGTTGGGCCAGAGGCGTACGCTGACAAGGCCAAGTTCCCTAGTGGCGCTTGGTGCAAACCCGGAGACTTCGTGCTCTGTCGTACGTATTCTGGTACGCGTTTTAAAATTTTCGGCAAAGAGTTTCGTCTATTAAATGACGATCAAATTGATGCTGTTGTGCAAGACCCTCGTGGGATTTCCCGCGCTTAATGGAGTAAAACATGGCTGAACAATACAAGTTTCCCGATGAGATAAATACTGCAGTTGACGTCAGGACGGAAAGTCCTGAAATTGAGATTGAAGTTATTGATGACACACCTGAAAATGACCGGGGCCGTGTGCCTTTGAGTCGTGAAGTGGAAGACCCTACGGATGAAGAAATTGAAAACTATTCCGATAAAGTTAAACACCGCATCAAAGAGCTAACGCATGCTCGTCATGATGAGCGCCGATCTAAAGAAGCCGTGCTCCGAGAAAAACAAGAACTTGAGCGCCTTGCACAGCAGTTGATGGAGGAAAACAAAAGCCTCAAAAAAACAGTAAATGTAGGTCAGGGGGCATTTGTCCACGCCGCCAAAGAAAAGGCTGAAGCTGATCTTGCAATGGCAAGACGCCAATACAAAGAAGCGCAAGAAGCGTACGATACGGATGCCATCATTGCAGCTCAGGAAAGACTAACTGACGCCAAAATGCAATTGGACAGGGTTAAAAATTACCGAGTACCCTCTTTACAAGAAGAGAATAATGAGGTACAAATACAACCTAAACAAACTCAATCCGTTCAACCAGACGAAAAATCTCTGCGCTGGCAGGCAAAAAACCAGTGGTTTGGTTCGCAAGGGTTTGAAGAAGTTACCAGCTATGCACTAGGGCTGCATCAAAAACTAGTTACCGGGGGCCTTGACCCACGCTCTGATGAATATTTCGAGCAAATTGATGCTCGCGTACATTCGAAGTTCCCAGAAATATTTGGTGAACCCGATAAAAAACCTGTAGAAGCCAGACGACCCTCTAGTGTTGTTGCACCTGCTTCGCGTTCAACGGCTGCAGGAAAAGTAAGACTCACGACTACCCAAATGAATTTGGCTAAGAAGTTTGGATTGACCCCTCAACAATACGCCGCACAAGTGGCAAAACTGGAGAATTAAAATGGCAGATACAAAAATTAATCGTGATTTACATACACGCGAAAAAACAGGACGTGCGGAATACAAACCCACAAGTTCATTGCCTGATCCAACTCCCGAACCCGGGTATGGTTTCAGATACATAATGACACACATACTGGGCACGGCAGACCATACAAGAATGTCTCGTATGAGACGTGATGGTTGGGAACCAGTAAAAGCAGCGGATCATCCCGAGCTTATGATTGCGGGTAATGCTGAAGGTAACGTGGAAATTGGTGGTTTGATTTTGTGTAAAAACAGTATTGAAAACATCCGCGCTTACGATGAGTATTATCTAAAACAGTCGCAAGATCAGATGGATTCTGTTGACAACAGTTTCATGAAAGACAATGATCCAAGAATGCGCAAGTTTGCGGAAAGAACTTCCACAGTTTCACGCGGTTCTGGATTTGGTTTAGGTTCTAAATAATCTTCAGGAGTTTCTAAATGGCTTATCCAATCGTACCCGCACCATACGGGTTGAAGCCAGTCAGTGAGTTCGGCGGTTTGCCCTATGCAGGGTCAACTCGCATGTATCCCATTGCGACTGGTTATGGCACTTCTTTGTTCAATGGTGACATTGTTCAATTGTCTGGTGGTACTGTCGTTGCAACTGCAATGTCAGCCACTTCTACTCCCGGTACAGCAACGGCTGGTACTTTGGGCGTGTTCCTTGGCTGCGAGTACACAAACTCACTAAGCCAGCCTACACGTGCTCAATACTACCCCGCTAGTACAACTTCCAATTTAATGGTTGCTTATATTATTGATGATCCCCGTACAGTTTTCAAAGCCGCTTTGACTGTGCAAGGTACATCTTTGGCAAACACTGGAACCACTATTGGTTATGCTAACCAGTCATTCATTGGTACTAACTTGTATGCCGTCACTGGTAATTCAGGTAACACCATTACTGGCGATTCAGCATTGGCCTTGTCTGGTGGCGTGGTCAGCTCTGGTACATCTGGTAACACCCGTGTTACTTCAGCATTGCCCTTCCGTGTTGTTGGTATCGTTCCTGATACTGCTGTTACAGTTACTGCCACAAGCGGTAATGCAACCAGCTCAAGTGCAACATTGACAATTACCGCTGCAAATACAGCGATCAGTCCCGGAATGCAAATCATTGCTCCCAGCGTGACTGGTATGGCTCAAGGTAACTACCTCACAGTGACTAACATCAGTGGTACAACTCTCACGTTGTCTGCAAGTGTTACTGTTCCTGCTGGTACAGCCTTGTCTTTTGTTGGTTATCCTGAAGTGCTCGTGGTGTGGAACCAAGGCTTCCAAGGAATGACCAATTCATCTGGCGTTTAATTAAGGAGCTAACAAATGGCTATTTCACGCGCACAACTATTGAAAGAGCTGCTCCCCGGCTTGAACGCATTGTTCGGTCTAGAGTATGCACGTTACGGCGAAGAGCACAAAGAAA